TTCAATGGACTTTAATTAACTCTGGCTGGCTGGACCAGAGCGCTGCAACCGATGCTGTACAGCCTCCATCGGAAAAGGTCACTATCTCATTGCTCGTCTCACATGAGGGACCCAAGGCCCTCTGCCGCCGCATATCCAAGGTCAACAACCCCTTCAGCCATGTCAACAACACCATGGCCTTCATTCTCCATACTGTTGACGACCTCGTTCCAGCAACTGTCTGTCGCCACAGGATGATACGAGTGGCCTGCGTATGCTGGATTGCCTGGGTCGAATCGCGTCCGCCATTCAACGGTCACTAGGTACTGCAACTTTATACCACCCAGGTTGTAAACAAAGATCGGTGCCAAGCCTTCAAAATTGGCTTCAAAAGTGCCTTGGTCCCATGTCGTCGTCTTAGTTCCGCCGCCGTCTCCAGTTATCACTCCACGCGTCGTGAAGTCTGACAACTGAGACATATTGTATGGGATGGCGTCCACTTTCACGCCACGTAAGGCCAACTTGCCAGCTGAGCACAAACGTGGAGCAGAAAAGGCGGTCAACTTCGCAAACAAAGTATTCCATGACCTGCTATCTCCCATAATATCAAGCACTTCCTTGGTGCGGCCGATGTATGCAATGCCGTCAGCATTCTGCATGTTCTCGGGGCACATCACTTGCACAGTCATTGCCGCCGGTACGATACGGCACCCATCAAATCCAGATGAACCTAGGCCATCGTCGATATAAAACTTAGCATTGTTTTCTGCCTTAATCTGACTTCCACGCGCAACGCTGGAAACAGCAATAAGGTCGAGCCAAGATGCATCAGCATAATTGTTTCGATTGCCTTTGAAACATCCAAACAAGACACAAACGTCTTCCGTCTCGATGATGGTAGTCGTCTTTGTAACTGTGTAAGAGCCCACCGCTCGCGGTAACGCTAGATGATGATTGTTCAAAGCACACAAGGCCAACTTGTTGGACTTGCGGGTGGGACGTCTCCTGGGACGGGATCGGCCGGCTTGGAACGGTCGGCGAACGACCATTCCAACGCCCTGCTTGATCCCCTTAAGAAGGGTGGAATCCCGAAGGATCACCTTCTTCTGTTTCGCAATCTTCTTCTTAACACCATTCGACTTGCGTGCGGGGCCCATGGTGAACGAACCTCAAAAATAAGATCAAAAAGTGACCCAAACGTGGAAACTCCAGGTCACGTGGACCAAACGGGTACACGTGGTAAAACAATTGTCACGCGCAGTACACATCCCCACGGGCAGACCACTGCGTGAACTCACAACTTTCCATGCCCTAAGTGGGATTGGTTACCCACAGTCAACCACGCCTCAAGTATCAGATAGTAACACCGCGGATCAGACGGCCTCGCAACCCTCCCCCTCAAGCTAGGGAGGTAGTGAACATGATATGAATAGGAATCACCCCGCATCAGGCAGTGTACTCACTGCAGGCAATTTAAAGGATTTGACCCAGCCCGGCCTCCACAAAATGCTTCGGCCCCAACTCAACATGAGAGGTTCACTAGAGAAAACTGATACCATCACTGACAGTGGCCCTGGATTGATATTGGTGTGACTATAAGCACTTCGGCCACGCCTCTCAGTGCTCCACCTTCGCGCCAGGTCGCATCATAGCCTTCCATTCGGGAGTACCAACAACGTACGCCTCGCAGCTTACGTGCCAGTGTTGCCGCACAAACGGTGCGCCAAAGAGCCTAGCTCCCGTTCACGTGTAGTTAAGGTGGCCAAACCAAGGAGGTGACTAACTCCCCCTCTACACGGGCCTTCACCTCAGATGCTCCGGAAACAGCGATCAGCAGGCTCGCCACTCACGGCCGGGCCAGGCCATGAGTGAAGAAGAATAAGCCTCGGTCAAAGGGTGGACTCTACCTACACCCTGACGACTCCGGCGAGGGGGGGGCAAACCCCGGTAAATGCATTGTCGTCTTCCTCTCTCACCCCGGGCATTTCCTCCCGAGGTCCTGGGACTTCCAGGCAAAATGCCTGAATTAATCGAACAGCATCGGTAAAACCTGTACAATATAGCGCCAGAGGCGCTCACGCGCGCCATGATTGTGGGAGGCTGTTCTTGAAGCCCTCCCAATCCCCAAGCTGGTCATAATCCCACATAAAATCCTCGAATTTGTTGCATTCCTCATCACTCGCAGCAAATCCGGTTGAGATGAGAATCCTCTTCTCGATATCACATGTGGCGTTCATCGCGCGAATGCAATCCACGAGCTCGCTCTTGTCGTCAAACTGCTGGTTTGTACGCATGTTCAGGTCATGTGTGAGCTCAAAATCACAATTGATCGCATAATTCAAGAATTTATTGGAAATTGTTGGCGCAAGGCCAGCAAATTCGTAAGCACGCGACATGGCAGCGGAGCCCGCCAATCGCATGCACTTCGTGCGATCGTTCGCATCAAACGCCTCAATCATTGACGGGGAACAACTTGTACCGGCTCGTGAGAAACACCGGTCCACTTCAGGCACCATCATCCATTCATCCTTCTTTTCATCAAATAATGGTCCCCTTTCGTCCAAGCCAATATAATAACCTACGAAAAGCGCTCGCTTGTTCCTTATCTCGATTTTCATATTAAAACCTATTCGCTCCCAGAATTGTAATATATTCACATGGAGCTCCTTGCCTGCCTCAATGCGTGGGGCAGTCACGAGAAAGGAATCATCGCCTTCAAAAGCGCTATTCAACCAGCGGTTCATTCCTGTCACATCCCTCCCATACCTATGGGCGGGATCCAGAAATAATTCCGGATCTTCGAAAATTGCGCAGTGCCAACATACAAAGTTGACCCACCAATTCAAGCATGAGGTACCGCGATGTCCACTCCGCCTGATAGCATTGATGGTTTCTTTGTGAAACTCGTTGTTCTTTGAATAAGTTATGTCGAGCTTCTTGTCTGCACAAACAGCAACGTGGGCCTCAGCCCAGGATTGTGGTGTTGCATGAATGAATCCATTGACCATACCAGCAACATGCTCAATCACTGGGTTCTCCACGAGTGCCCGAATCTCAGCCGAGCAACAAGTGTCCCATGCACTGCCATCACCTTCAAAGATGGTTACCATTTTCTTAGCGACCTTCCTGGGAACCCGACACGCCTTCATCACTCGTTTGATCGCGTCCCGTTTCGAAAGGCCCTTAATCCCCTTCGCTGGAAAATGCTTCTTGATAAGCGTTTCAATGCAGTAAATTGTCATGAGTGCCATCACTTGGCCCCGATCCTCATCGGCTATCAATAATCTTGGGGCCTTCTCCTCGGGCATAGGCTCAAGTTTCACTGCACATTTAAGTTTAAATTGCGGATCGATCTCGCGACACAACGCTTCAATACATTCTGCCAAGCGCTCGTCTGTCCATTTCTTTGATTTCATCTCATCATAAATCAAGGTATGGATCAAATCAAACACCTTCTTCGCGGAAAAAGGTGAGTTGCGCCTACCGTGTATAGACGCGTAGACCATCCGTTTAATCTTTTTCTCGTCTTCTTCATTCCCAGCGTATGGGCGTTGTTTCTTGTCAATGCGCTCCTCAATTGCCTTGATTGCATTCAAAACTTCTTGCGCATAGACATTGGGTTCACAAGAGATTGGTTGCGACAAAACGCCACAAACACGTTTCTTGCCTTCATCCTTGGTTGTCTGACCAACAACCCCAATGCCACATTCTTTTGCCACAAGGCGTCCAATCACATTAGCACGAATTTCTGAATCAGCCTCATCAGTTCCTCCGCCTTCGTGCTCATTGATGTATTCTTCGCCTTCTTTTTGATATCCCAGCTTGTTCTTTTTGCTTTTCTTGTCTGGCGCTCCGTCACCCGCATCACCCGGTGACGAGTCATCGTCGCTCCCAGAAGAATCATCTTTCGATCCTGGCGACGGTGCGTCAACTGACGCATTAGTGGTGTCAATTTTGCTGGTCTTGCTCAATCGTACACGATAGTCATGGGTATCAACCCATGCCATGTTCCTCAAAGTTGCCAAACCACCCAATGCCGTTGCTGCGGAGACAACCGCTGCAACAGGCAGATCCTTCCTTGCCTTCCAAGCTGCGTACCCACAAGCAACAGTTGCTGTGGCCACCGCAATTGGAGCAGGGCTCATTGGTTTCAAATTAAACTTGTTGGTTTGGCACTTATAACAAGATATGGCCCATGCGCCAAGGGTGCGCATGGTCACATCGTCGTCGTTCCCAGTCTCCCAAAGTTGTAATGAACGTTGGTAAACGACGGCACGGTGCACTTTCGCTTTTGACTCAGCATAAACTTGATTCGTCACCACCTTATCAATGAGGGAATACTCGCGTTGTGAAAAATTAACCCTCCTGTAGATCACTTCTTCCAAGCCCCTCGGGACACATCCGTGCCACGCTCGTCTGCCGGTGCGAAAAGGAATGGTAATAGTCCAATAGCCAGCCCGCTCGGCTGCTCTGGTCCACATCCACTCCTCAACATCATCGACAGTGAAGTTGCAATCTGTGGCGTACAACATCGAACTCCCGACATCACTAGTGAAAGTATTGTTGGTCAACATCGACATCATACTGAAAGATTGGTCTGTAGCCCAGTCAGGTTTCCCCAACCGCCCGGA